TCCTTTACCGCGTTTATGTCGGCAAATTCCTTTTCCACTGTAACAAAGTCAATGTCGTATTCTTGGGCAATCCTGTAACGGTTGTGTCCATCAACTAAGATGCCGTTCCATGTTACTAATGGGTCGCGGATACCTTCTTCAAGAATATTACGTTCCAGTTGCTTAAACTCCTCACTTGTTAAAGGTGGGATTAAGACTTCAAGTTCTTTTAATATTTGCATAAGTACAAAAAAAAATACCCCAACAGGTAGACATCTATCGGGGTAAAGGTGAAACAAAGATTTGTTTCAAAATCCTTTGGGACGTTGTCTACTCCGTTCCAAAAGATGTCTCAAATATAGTAAATATTTGCGACAAAATAATTAATTATTCCTTTATTTGTTTTACATCAATCCTTGCCTCCTCTATAAATCCGCTTCCATGTGTGCCTCCGATTATCTTAATATAATCATTTTCAACTTTGGCACTGTTGATAATAACTTGCGCAATATCTGCAACTACTTTTGCCTTGTCCATGTCGTAGTTGCTTTCTGGGTCAGTAAGTTCTTCAAGAACTGTAAAAAGGTGATTACGAAGGTCGCTTATTTTGTTTTTCATTGGTCAATCTTTTTATTTTAAAAATCATTCTTTGTATATCCTTTAACTCGTCTGGCAATGGCCTAATCCAGCGGTTGTTTATTGCGTGTTCACCTCTTTCGATTAGGCAGAGGTTTTCAATGTTATCATTCCATGGATCGCCATCCATTTTTAAAACAATATATCCTTTTGGTATCTCTCCATGCTTTTCAATCCAGATGTGCCTGGCATAGCTTATCCACTTTTTATAACCAACTTTAATTTCTCGAAAGCCATTATATTCTCTAATAGTGCCTATCTCCCTAAAATTGTATGGAACATTGCCCTTTTTAAAACAACTTTTAAGCATTTTCTGATACCATTCTCCCTCTATTTTTCTTCCATGATTCCAGGCTTTATTGCCTTTCTTGAAATGACTTGAACGTTCAGGCTTTAATATTCTGCCAATAGTGCTGGCTTTTCTCATGTTGAAACTTATCCATTCTTTTTTCTTTTTAATGCCAATTTCATTTGCTTTAGCGTTTATACCATCCTTTGTACGATTAAGCATGGTACATAGGTCAGCGTTATGAAAAGTAGGGTAGTACAACTTTATGATTTCAATTTCTTCTTGTGTGTAAAGGTCTGTTCGCTTCATTTCTTAAATATTAGTCCCCATGATGTAACTGATTTTTCATCATGGCTATATTTAAATTTATATTTTTCTATTAACTCAATCCACTGTTCCCTTGTCTTAATGTTTATATGTCCCCATTCAGCATCCTGCTCTGGTGTAGTATAGTTTGGTGTGGATGTAAAATAAAAATACTTTGTACAGGCATTGCTTAACATTGGTAATATAAAATGCAATTCATCATCCATTATATGCTCAAATACTTCGGTTGAATATATAGCATCATATTTGCCTTTTATTCTAAACTTACCTTTCGCTAAAATATATCTATCAGGATCAACACCTTTGCTGATAGCAAAGTCTCTTTCATAAGGGTTAATATCATAACCCATATAATTATACATCTTGTTTCTTATGCAAGCGGAGAGAAAAAAGCCAAGGCCTGATCCAAACTCAAACACACTTTTGCAGCCCATCGTCTGAAGGCATTGCACACCATTACTATGCAAGTTTACAAGGCTTTCATAGTGCTTTGTCGTAAAGCCAAATTCAACGGATTTATCGAAGAAAAATTTATTATCTACCATGTCTTTAAAATTCTAAAATCGGAAAACTTGTTTTAACTGTCCAATAATCTGTACTTATATTACTTCTTACTTTCCATTGGTTACTGGTGTGGTAGCCAGATTTATAAAAGCAATAACAAATATTATTTACAATGTCTTTTGGCTTCATGCCTTTATTATACTTTGCAAAAATAAAACGCTTGCAATTCTTATACCTTGGTAGGTTCATTATACCTGACCATCCATTTACCATTGCTTGGTAATCATTGTATTTCTGAAAATCGCATGGCACTTTCTTTTTGCCCTTGTAACAATCATCCATTGCCTTTACCTTTTTACCTTTGCCAGTGTACTTTATTCCTCCAGGATTTAAGGCTTTCATCATTAACTTGCTTTCAAGGCCATTGCTTGTTGCTTCAATGACGAAAAAGGCATAAACAACAGATATTGGCAGATTAGTTTTTTGATGCATTGTATAAAAAAAATCATCATACATATAAGCTATGTATATTTTCCTTAACTCAACTAAACTTTTACCTTTTAATCTCCTAAATCCCAAAGCATCCATGTAGTCGTATAACTCATCCTTTGCCATGTCTTTTATCTGATTGCCTGGCAAGTTATGTACATCAATCATATTGTAGTTCTCCTGCGGATATTCTTTGGCAGGATTAGGCGCATCAATATTTTTCTTGTAAGTCGTTTTAGTTCCGGCAAAGCTGCTTATGTACATGGCAAGCAAAAGGGCAATGCCGCAGATAACTAATTTAAATATGTTGCGTCTGCGAGTGATGGGAGAATATACTTCCCATTCAAATTGGTTTTGTTTCATACTAATCGGTTTAATAATTTAAAATGGCAATTCTCTGCCTATGTCTTCACTGGTTACTTTATCTGTTTTACCGGTAAAATTAAAGTCTCTTACATTTAAGTTTAATGATGATCCTTTAGTCCCATCTTTCTTTGTATATTCTCTCAATTCACATTCTCCATTACAAACAACTGGTGTTCCTTTCGTTAAGTATTGCTGCAACTTTTCTGCTGCCTGTGTCCAGATGGTGCAATTTACCCATGTAGTATTTTCTTCTTTTACTCCATCTCTGTTTATTTTTTTGGTAGATGCCACAGAGAAGGATAAAGCCATTTTGCCTTTATAGGTCTTGATTTCAGAATCATTACCTACAAAGCCGCTGATTGTTAAGTTTAACATAATAATAATTTTTTATTTGCAAATATATATACAATTATATAACTTTGCATAAATAATATAAAAAAAATGAATGTGCTGATAAAAAAAAGAAAAAGCGTTCTTCTTGATGATGATACACATAAGTTGCTTATAACAACGCAAATCTATGTGAGTGCAGCGACTGGAAAGAAGATGCCATTAGTAGAGATTATTAATTATTTATGTAAAGAATGGAATAAAAACAACAAATGAAAGCTACTATTTTCACATCATCAAAAAGTCAGGCAACTGATTACTACCGGTCCATTGGGCCTTTTTCTCGTCTTGCATTGCAGAATAAATTTGAATTAGTTATTTGTCAGCAGGAGAAAGCAATGTGGCATGATATTTACAACACAGACATTGTTATTATCCAGCGTCCAAACAGCACAGCATCACTTGGTATTATGGCTGATGCAAAGCGAATGGGAAAGGCGGTGATAATTGATTTTGATGATCATCTTTTAAATGTGCCAGAAGATAATCCTGCATCTGTTTACTTTAGTAATCCTCAAGTCCAAAAGCAGATACATGATACATTTCTATTTGCTGATGTCATTATAGTAAGCACTCAAAAGTTATATGATTTATATAAGCCATTAAGTCAGAACAAGCCAATGTTTGTTATACCTAATGCTTGGTCTCCCTCTGACTTACCAATGACTAAACTGCAAGAGCAACATGATCCGGTTAGGTTTATCTGGCGAGGTGGCTCAACACATTTTGCAGATTTACACACAGTCAAGCCTCAACTTAATATAGCAATGGATTTAAATACAGAGTTTACTTTTTTTGGTATGCCAAAGTTTATAATGTATGATTATAACAAGAAGGCTAACTTTGTAGAATGGTCATCTATGTTTATTTATTTTACTTATATGCAAAGAATAGAAAGTGATTATGGTTTTTATCCTTTAGTGCGCAACGAGTTTAATGAGTCGAAAAGCAATATATTTGCCATAGAATGTTTAGCAAATGGAATGGCTGTTATTGCAGATAAATATTTTAATGAGTTTAATATGCCTGGTGTGATTCATTACAATAATCCTCTTGAGTTTCTTAACATTATAAATGAAACAATCAATGGGAACATTGATAAGGTATCACTTGTTAAGCAAGGCAGGCAACATTTGAACGAGGTGTTACATATTGATTTACTTAATAAACAGAGATATAAAATACTAAAAGGATTATAATGCCATACATACCAAAGCATATATTATCTACTATTAATAAAGCAAAGATGCAGCGTAAACCATCAGGTGAACAAGGCAACTACAATAGTGCATGGCATAAGGTAAGCATTAACTATCGTCGTGCTAATCCATTGTGTGAGGTGTGTCTGGTGCTTGGTGAGATGGTAGATATAACACCAGGAGATAGGAAAGGATGTGTTGACCATATGATACCTATAACGCGTAATGGTTCTATGTATAATCTTGGTAATCTATTAGCACTATGTAAGTCGTGTCATGATACCAAGAGCATACTTGAGAGAGACAAGGTTGCACCAGCCCCTATTTACATAGATGCAGATGGAAAAATAGTACCGAAGGACAAAGGAGATGTGATTGCATGGCTTGCCAAACAGGTGAAGAGGAAGCGTTTGAATAATGAAAACATAAGATAGTATGTGTCAAAGAAAAACATTTTGTGAGAAACATAATATTGAACGTTCTATTAAAATTAGGAGTAATAGAAATTGTATAGAATATTTCTGTAAATTATGCAAAAATGAAAAGGCTAGAGAAAGAGAATTTAGAAAAAAAATAAATAATCCATATTGGGTAGCTAAACAAAATTATATTAATAATCTTTCTGATGAAGAGAAAAAATCAATAAGATTAGAAAAAGCAAAACAATTTAATAAAAAAGAATATGATAAAAAATATCAAAAAACTGATAAAAGAAGGGATTATTTAATATCAAAAATAAAATCTAAAGAATGTAATTTATATTGTATTGAATGCAATATAAATAGAGTATATGGTAAAGATATTTGTATAGAATGTAAAAATCATAAATTATTTATTTATCGAAATAATTATATATCAAATTGTTTACATTGTAAAAGTTCATTTGATTTGAAAACTAAATTATTAAACAAAGGTTTATTTAAACAAATTAATGGTTTTTGTTCATTACAATGCTCTAAAGATAATATAAAATATAACTATGAAATATACAAGGAAAACTTAAAAAAAGATTATGAAAAAATAAATAAAAAACGTGAATTGGATAGATTATATGCTGCAAAAAAAAGAATACAAAATCCTGATGTCTTAAAAATAGCACAAGAAAAATTTAGACAATCAAATAAATATAAAGAAAAAAAATATCATTATAAATTAAAAAATAATGAAGGTAGATATAGTAATTTGTATTGTATTGAATGCAATGATGTTAGATTATACGGAGACAAGTTATGTAGTAAATGCAAACTTTTGAAAAAATATACAGATACTTATAATTTTATATCAGTCTGTAAACATTGTAATAAGGAGTTTGGAATAGAAACAAAATTAAATAATTTAGGTATTGTTGCAAGGTTTAATGAATATTGTTCAATAGAATGTAATAAACAATTAAAAACAATCAACAAAAAAAAGAATGTAAAAATATGTAGACGTAAACGTAGAAGTATTTATGGAAGAATTGAACAAGACAAAGAAATTGCTAATAAATACGGTATTAAGTATGAGCCTATAAATAGAAGTATTGTTTATAGAAAACATAATTATATATGTACTTCATGCGGTGTTAAATGTGTTCATCCTAATAAAGATAATTATAATCAATCTAATGCAGCAACATTAGACCACATTATACCTAAATCAAAAGGTGGTTCACATACCTATGATAATGTTACTTTGTTATGTAGGTCATGCAATACTTTAAAAAGAGATATGATTCTTACTGATTATAAAAGGAATATAACACAATTAGAAATAGATTTTATGGGTTACATTATGCAAGGTTCACAGTTACAACTGCAACTGCAATGATACAAAAAGGCTGGCATCAAAGAGGACAAGACATGAATAGACGCCCCTATAGTCAAAATAAAGGTATTTGTCCACTTAT